GTACGGCTTTGAATGTTGGTCGCAATGATGTCGCTGATACTGGAATTGGCAAATGCCATAATAATTCTCCTATATCAATTAAAGTCGTGCAGTTATTTGGTCAAATTGCTCTGCCAATAAACTACGTCGGTCTTGAGTATTGTTTTTGGTCGCCATTCCTGGTGTGGAACTCTTTACCGAAACCGCATTAGCCCTTGCAGATTTCGCTGCTCGGTCTGCCGCTACTCGTTTTGCGTTAACCAATTCGGCCTGTTTGCTGACTTGTACGCTGTCAAATAACTCGGGGTCAAGGCGCACAGCTTTTTCATATGCGTCCTCTAACGTCTGTGCCACGCCACTCTGTAGGAGCTGAATCATGGTCGGACGTGCTTCTTCAAAATGTTCTGCTTTAGAGCTAAATTTTTCAATTTCGCCTAAAAGCTGCTGATTTTGAGCTTGCTCTTGTTGCTGTTTCCAGCCATTCACTTCGCCACGAACATTATTTAGCTCGTTTTGAAGTGCATAAATCGTTGGGTCAACCCCTTGTTGGAAATTGACTTCATTTAAGTTTACTCCATATTGTTGCGCTAATCTACTAAATAATTGCAATTTATCTTGCCCATTACTTGTTCGCAACATATGGTCAGCCTCTAACAAGGCTTTAACCGCTTTGGGAGTATCTAAACCCATCCCTTGAATTGTCTGCAAATAAGGGTTAACTACCTCGTTAATCTGATCTGCAAACTGCGCTTTGGAGATTAAAGGCTCAACGCCCTTGCGCATTTGTTCCTCACGTTGCCAAGCATACTCTTGCATCCTTGGGTCGGCAGTCTGCCAAACGTCGTGATAATCCTTCTTCCAACTAGCGGGCGCACGCTTCCAAACGGGTTCTTCTGCGGGTTCTTCTACAGATTTTTCATTGGTAGAAGCAAATTTCCCCGATTCCTCACGTTGGTATTTGGCGGGTTCGGCTTGCGCTACTTCATCAAATTGTTGTGCAAGCAGCTCACGCCTGTTATCGGGCGCTTCTGTTGGAATAATGGGTTCTGTAGTATCCAAAATTTATCTCCTGTGATATTTCATCTGATTGGCTTGCTCACGCAATGAATTCATTATCTTGTTGGCTTCGTTGTGGGTCATATTGCCCAACTGTTGAGCCAAAACCTCACGCCTTTTCTCGCTAGAGGGTGCTGTGAGTTTTGTTTCCATTGATTCATTGCCCACCTCAATACATCCATTTGCTTTCAGATGTTCACGGTGTCGGCTTCGGCTCTGTATCATTGAGCCGTCAATCATTGATTGGTAAGGAGTAATGTCACCCATAATCATGGGTGCGTCAATATCGTCATTGGCTTTGTGTTTTTCAACCAATTCGCCATTACGCATAACGTAAGTTGTTCTCATAGTAACAAAATTTCCTCGTCATCTGATTCGATGTGGTCGTCCCAAATTAACTGCATTTTGTCCAAATTTGACACCATTTTGTCGATGTCTGTCAATGTGACATTTTGCTTGGTTTTAATTGTAGCAAATGTTTCAACATAGGGCGCAATTATTTCTTCGGGTATTTTGCCCTCAATAATGCGCTCGTAAGCCGCAAAAATCTCATCCCTACGCTTTTTGTTCTTCTCTTGCTCACGTTTAAACTGTTTTTTGAGCTTCTCGGGGCCAGGGTCATGGCGGTCATCAATGAAGATTAGGGGGTTGTCCCATAAAGAAACACCCCATTCACCTGTTCCCCATATGGCCTGAGACATTACGCAAGCCGCAAAAGTTTAGTGGTTTTTATCATTTGACAACCTCTACGCCAACAGCTTTGCCATCAGGCCCACGCACAATTCTCTTTGGCGCTGCAATCATGTCAGCCACTGCTTTCATTACTTCTTTGTTGTCACTCTGATTTTTCATCATTTCTTGCATTGTTCCAACAGTATTGCTGTGGCTTTGCATGACTTGTTGATTTGAATTGTTCACCGTGTTCATCATTGCCTCAATCATGCTACGCAAGTCTTGATTCATGAGTGATTGAACCTGTTGTTGTGCAGTGATGTCATCGGGGTGCATAGACGCTGAGTGGTTAATTTGAGCCACACGAATCTTAGTGCTTGCGTCCAATTCGGCTTTAAAGCGCTCCATTTGTTGCTCACGTTCAAGTTTTGCACTTTCCAATTGAGCAGTGAATTGCTGTTTCTGCGCTTCGGCTTGCATTTCGGCTTGCACCTTCATTTGCTCCATTTGCATCTCGGCCTGTATTTTGGCTTGATGTAATTGAGCATCAAATTGCGCTTTAGCTTGCGTAGCTTGCATATCTGCTTGAACACGCATTTGCTCGGATTGTTGCTGTGCTTGCAACTTAATCATTTCAGGGTCAGGCTTGGGCTGCTGTGGTTGTGCCATCTTTTCCTTGATTTGGTCAAGCGCTTGGTCAATGACACCCTCAAGTTGTTGTGATGACTTAAACGCACTTACGCCAAACTTCATGACTTCCATCAATACAGGTGTCATTTCGGGGCTTGATTGTGCAATAGGCATGGCTTGCTGTAGGAATCCCGCAAACGCACCAATAAACTCGGTACGCTCACGCTTCATTGCCGCTTCATCCAATTGCACCAAACTATCTGCCGCCACCTCAATTCTGAAGTTGCGTAATGGCTTGTCTTTAATCAACGCCAAAGCCTGTGGAATCATCTGCTGATCCACGGGTTGCATCTGACTTGCCGCTGCATACATGATGATTGTTTGCGGCTGAAACTTGGTACAAATGATTTGCGCTTTAAGTCTAATCAAATCAGAGGCAAAAATTGCCACTTCTTCTTGCATAGAACGCAGTCTAAGGCTTGCAAATTGTCCCTTGATCTGTTGGGCAGTAGCGGTTTCGCTTGCTTGTGATGCACCCCTTAAGATGTCCGACAAACCCGTGATTTCATAGATTTGTTGCTTGATCTCTTGTCTTGCTCGGTAGCATTGAAGCAAAGCATTAGCCAAAGTGTCCAACGGGATAAGGTCAATTGCACCCTTTAAACCGCCTTTTTCACTAAACGCCATCCACTTGTCAACAGGAATCAAGCTGTTATTGTCACCTTCGGTCAACAGTCGTTGCAATGCGGGAACGCTTGAGTCGTAAACACCACGGACACGCAAAGACTTGACTAAGCCATCAATGCGGTCACTCAAGATGTCCAACTCATTGGCTTGGTCTTGATAGAGTACAAAGTCAGGAACAGGCACAAGGCTATCACTTGTCATCGTTGCATACAAAGGCTTGCAACATGGGAAAAACTGCTCTAACTCTAGTGGGTCATCCCGTACATCAATGAACTTGTTGCCTTGTTTGTTGAACCAATAGACTTTAGCAGTCTCTTTGTCCCACAACTCGCAAATCTTTGCCCGTGTGTACTCTTTTTGGCTACTTGCGTAGTTTGACAAGGGGTCAGGGCCACTATCCAATGGGATGTTGCGTGCCGCTTCCTCACCAAAACGCTCAACCAAAGCATCTTTGGTCATGTACACCCAACGCCATACTTGGGTTACTTCTTCCCATGTACGGGCAACGCTGTGACCAAAATCAGCCCAATGGACGTAATCAGTTGGCGCACACTCATACTCAATCTGCTCCATTGGCTCAACTTGTCCGGCAGTGTAGTCTTTGGTTTCTGCCTCGTCCGCATCTTCGGTGACTTGCAAACCATCATCGTTTTCGGGGGTTTCGGGCAGGCCAGGCACTTGGACAACGTGCGGCTCATAACGAACCCATGCCACGCCACGGCCTCCTAAGAACCGATCTTCCACGGCATGACGCATTGTGCTTCTAAAGTCAGTGTAATGCTCGATCTCGAAATCTAACGCACGCTCTACCAATGTAGATGCAACACGCCCGATTGGGTCATTGTCGCCAAACCTACGGCTAACATCAGCCTTTGGCATCTTGCTATAAACAGCGGGAATTAAGGTTGAAACATTTGACCAAAGAATATTAAACTTGGCGGTGTCATTGCCGCTTGCGCTACGGGTGTCATCCCTGTAACGCCTAATAATCTTCTTGGTGCGTGCTTCCCACTTCTTGAACTCGTTGTCATAAGTGGCTATGAGGGTGTTGTACTTGTCAACTTCCGTTGGGACTAATTCAGCCATTGTTGTTTCTTTCAGAAATTGCTCTTGCCTTGGCTCGGGCATCTTCTTTTGACGATGCGCCCCAAGCCTTTAAAGCAAGTGCTAACCGTGTGGGTTCGCCATTCTTCTCCATCGGGCCATTGGTTGCACCCATTCGTGCAAGGAATGATGCACGCCTTGGGTTGTCCCCTGACTTTACGGGAGGCTTTAGTTTGCCACCTGTTTCCGCTGCATAACTCGCCCGCCCTTTAGCGTTCAACCCGCCTTCGGGGTTTTTACCTTCTTTGCGAGTCCATGCGGCTGTCATTTGTTCTCAGGCTTTGCAGTCTTAGCAGCCTCTTTAAAATCTTTGGCGGTAGGGGCATCTTTACTGCCCACTTTGTTCATCTTCTCGCCTGAACCCGCCTTGATTCGCTCTTGTTTTGCCAAAATATTGGCATAAAGTCCAGCTTTAGACATGATTAAGCCGAGAAAATGCCAACACCCAACACTTCAACACCAGCGCCTGTCGTGATTTTCCATGCGCCATTTTTTGATCTGGTGTTGAACTCGATGTTATAAACGCCAATGCCATCGCCAGGCGAGTTAGGCAACAACACATGGCTAGTGCTGCCATCAAGGATGGTAACAGCGCCTGTTGCGGCAGTTGATACAGTGCAAATCAGGCGGTGAAGATAATCCCCCGTTGCGCCTGTGCCACCCAAAACTTGCGCAGTTTGACTTGCGGCAACGTGTTCGTATTGATAGCGGTAAGGGTCTGTTGTTCCACTCATATTCGATTACTCCTTGCGGTTTGTTTGTGGATTGCCCACATATCGTTCATTGTGACTTCGTTTTCAGGGCCAACAATCAACACTTTACTCGGGTCAGGCGGTTTATCTTTGGGTTCTTCCCGCCAACTAATTGCTAACATCCTCATGGCATCTGCGGGGTGACTTGTCCAATCATGCTTGGGCGTTTGCCTAAAAGCCTTCTTGTCCTCATCATATTCACGCTGATACTGCCTCAACGCCTCTATGCCATCGGCACACTTCTCGGCATCAAACCAACATCTAGGCAATGCTAAACGCACCGCTTGAATACCATCTTGAACGGTCAAACTAGGCACAATCGCCAAGTTGTTGATGCCCAATCCGACTGCCATTTGCTCAATTACTGACTTACCACCGCTTGCCAAAGTCCTTGCCCTTGCATCATGCGGTAGGTAGTGCTTTCCGTAATTGTATGGTTTTTCTTTGATTTTTGATACAAATTCTTCGATTGTTCCACCAGAAAGGGCAAAAAAATCAACAATATGGATTTCACCCCCGATGACTTGATACCACCAAATTGCCGTGTCATCGGTATGCCCCAAGTCCCAAGCCGTGTGCGTCTTGACCTCAATTTGGTTTTCAACCTTGGTAATGCGTCCATCTTCGCTAACCCGACGCATTTCAGTTCCCCATATTGCGCCAACGATTGCCGCCTCAAAGCTACACTCATATTCTTGCAAATATTGATCTTCTGCTAGTTGTGCTTGAGCTGCTTGTAGCTCTGATTCGGGCAATAGCTTGGATTTGCTTGCGGGAAGTGACAAGGTGAACCACTCATTTGGTAGTTTTCGGCTTGTCTCGTAGATGTCCCAAAACTGATTTTTACCCTTGGGCGTGCCACCAAAGACGCACCACCCCTGTTTGTCAGATAGAGCTGGCCTCACCACGTTTCCCCAAACACTAGGCTTAAAGTCGCCATATTCATCAAGATAAAGGCCATCAAAGCCCAATCCACGCATTGCATCGGCATTGTCTGCACCAAATAGCCTGATCTTTGCACCGTTTAACAGTTCAATGATTAAGTCGGCCTCATTGCTTTGTTTGGTAATGGGACGGGAAAAGTATTTAAGGTAATCCCATGCCACGCTCTTGGCCTGGCTTCGGTACGGGGCAACATACCCAAACAAGGGCATTGGGCTTTTGCAAGTGATTGCCGCCCTGATAAGGTCATTGATAGCCGCCACGGTCTTGCCCGCCCTTCGGTGAGCAACCAAACAAGCCCATCTTTCAGTTCTAGCGTGAAACTCCCTAAACTGCTTTCTAGGGCTATACGGGATTTCTATGATTCCGCTTGCCATTTAATGACCATTTCCTGTGGCCCACCATCTGCGCCTGTTACCTCTGAACGTGCCAACTTGGGCACATGGTACTCAACTACGCTTTGGAACAATTCAAACGCCTTGGCGGGGTTTGGCTTTATGTCATTAGTTATGTCACCCTCGGCAACGGCATCGAGCCATTCTGCAAGCCTGTGGGCGTTTCCATCGACAAATGAGGCTATGGCCTGTCTTGCCTCTTGCGTGACCTTGTTGGGCGTTCCTGATGGCCTACCGTTGGGATTATTAGTCTTACCCTTGCGGCTTTGTTTAACTTTGTTGTTTTCAATCATTGCTTGCACCTTGTCGGGTGAATTGCTTAATTTAGGTACTTTAGTTTATATAGCGTTGAATCGATGTTTTCTTGAATGTTATCCACAAGCTGATTAAGTTCTGAGTCTTGGGGTAACTCTTTCCTAATGTTCATTACGAACTTGGATAAGACTTCAAAGTATTTGATTGGGTCGGCACTAGGGGGATGGTACTCATTGGGGAATTTCTTGAGCTGCCCGTACTTGCCCATATAAGCCTCGGCATAGGCATCGGTTTGTTCAACGATCAGGTCATAGAACGTGGCAAGAGCCGAGTGCTTGCTAAAGCTATTGGTTGTCCAGTGCATCAAGTGGGCGTTTGTGCCGCAGTGCAGTAGTGCAAGAACAAAGTTTGAGACAAAACCGGCGTACTTATCCATGCTTTTTCCTAAAAAAAGTGGTGAGCTTGCATTTTAATACAGTCTCACCACAAGGCAACTACAATTTTAGTATATAGGAATTGGGACATCTTTGGGCCATTGATTGCTTTCAACTAAGTTATCCACAGTGCTTTGATGAGCTTTTTGCCACATATCCTTGCGTTCATCCTTGGATAGATGCGCACCTTGGTCAATTTCGTAGTGGCACTTGAGGCAAAGCGCAGCCACTAGGTTGTCATCGGCCTTGATGCCTTTGCCCTTACCACCACCCCAATTGCTATGAGCCGCTTGAACCCCGTTATCTATTCCACAGTTTTGACAGGCTAAACCCGCCACTAGTTTTAGGAGCTTCTGACTTCTCACATACTGATGCTTCAAATATTGTGTCATCTTTTATTGCGTATTCTCTTGTAAGGTATTTGTGACCGTTATTGCATAAACGTCTTCTAAGAACAAAATCGGGGCTTGCCCTAGTGTCTAAAACTTTGTTATGGCGGGTCTTACATACGGGACACATCATGTGTGTTTTTCCTCGATGTTGTAAAACCAATCATCGCCCGCTGACCATTTGCGTGTGCCATCCACCGTCCAAAGTCTTTGTGCGGCTTTAAAATCGGGATGTTTTGTCTCCGAGGGAATCAGGCTTTGGTCATACCACAAGCAACGGTTGTTCGGTTGACAGGCAAATTGCCCGTTTTCTAGCGCAATAAAGTTAAAACTCTTATGTTCCTCGGCTTGCTCGGTGAAACCCGTGTCAAGTTCCATCCCATCCGCGCAAAAGTCAACGGTGAACAAATACCGCCCAAAATGCCATTCTTTGTCTTTGCCGTAGAACTTAACGCCCAAGTTACGCAAGCCAATCTTCTCAAGAATTGTAAACTTGTAGCCCATGCAATCCCATAATTGCAAGGTGTCTATGGGCAAATTACCCGCATCGGTGTGCCAAACATAGGCATGGATGGGTAGCTTGTCATATAAAGCCCCATATGCGGGGAGTAAGGATTCTATGCGGAATACTTGACCCCTCAAGGCTTTGAGACTAACCCAAATTGCGGGTTCTAACTCACCATGCCCTTTGTGATCGTTGTATAAAAACTCACGTTTTACAAAACATTTCATAGGGGGCAACGATGCAATTATGTAACTCATGCTTCAATTCCTTTGTCGGCCATCCAAGCCATAAGCCATTCAATAAACTCCGAACCTTCCTCAACCGTGAACTTGTGACTTTGGAGGCCAAGCTGCACAACCCTCTCACCGTCTAGGCTTGGTGCAACCTTGCCAATCTTGCGCCCTGTCTCATGCGCCCATTGGTCAATTAAAAGGCGTTTCCAATCGTCTGATGACCAAGCTGACCCCGCTACCTTCATTTGTTTGGCAACCAAATCAATCAAACTGTGAAACATGGCGTTTTGATCTGAACTGCGAGTGGATCGTTTAACTTCTAAACGTAATTTTTTGCCCGCTTGCAAAGTTTCTTTAATCTTAGGCCACAGGTCTTTTAAAACGGTGTGGGCTTGTTGGGGTGAATAAAGGGTTATGTTCATGCTTGCCTCACCATTACTTCAACTTTAGCCACTTCACCATAAACCTTTGTGCTATGGATGGATGTGATTTGCGAGTCGTTGTTAAACACAATTTTGTCCATGCCATCAATGACCGCTTTAATTACGTTGTCCAAATCAGGGCGTTTGGTGTGTTTCTCAACATCGCTTAAACAAGCCTCAGTGCGTTTTTTGGAGTAAGAAGGGGGAACGGGAAAGGTAACGTAAATAAACGCCTCTAATGCCCCTTCTAAGACCTCTGAAGCACCCATTGCCGCCTTTGCCATCATCCCAACCTCGGTTTCATAGGTTTTGGTCTTTTCGGGTGTGTAGGCAACGGGAAACTTTCCCGTTGTGGAAAATCTTGGCCTTCCTTTTGCAACTGGATGCCCGTAAACGGTAAAAAGAATTTGCATCATTTCTTGTCCTTTTGTTCGTTCATGCGCTTGCGTAGGTCATCGGCAGCCGCTTGCCCACGTTTCTTGGCTATGTCCAACAAGGTCTGTTGCCACCAGTATTGGGCTTCCCCCCGTCCTTCCTCCAAGGCTTTCTTGCGATAACGGGCTATCCATTCCCTGCTTTCCGTTTGTTTCATAGTCTCCCGTAAGTTCAAGCGCTCTTGTGATGACAAAGTGGCTAAATTGTTGCCCTTCTCTAACCCGATCAAGAATTCTGTTTGCTTCATAGTGATTCACTTAGAATTCTCCAGGCGGTTGCGGCACAGAGGGGCACTTGTCCATTTCCAATGGCTTTAAGTCTGTCATTCCTAGCGGCCACCCCATGAGCCACTCGACCCACATCGGGTTCAATTGCCCACCAATCAATTCGGGATTGTCTGTGGCTATCGTGCCACCCAACATAACTTGTAGGCTTTTTGTCCTGTGCCGAACTACTGCGTTCTTCGCATCGTTGGATTGGGGTGTCGGAAACTTTGCCGCAAACGATTGAAGCGTCCTCCCCGATTGAGATTTGGCTTGTGGGTTGTAATCCTTTGTCGGGCCTCTCTGACTCGCATCTGGTGTTGGCAAAAGACGTTTTTTGAGTGCTTTTCTGCTGTTGCTGCCCCCGTCCAATCCCGTTGTGCAAGGCGTGTGAAAGAATGTTTCGTTGTTTGGCGACAATCCAAATCCTGTCCCTCTGGTGGTTTGCGCCAACGTCTGCTGCTCCCAACACTCCCCATCTCGCATCAAACCCCATTGCGGCCAGGTCTCCAAGAACTCGTCCAAGTCCCCGAGAAGTGAGCATTGGTGAGTTTTCCACAAAGACGTATTTGGGTCGAACTTCACAAATGATCCTCGCCATTTCTCTCCACATTCCGCTTCTTTTTCCATCGATCCCCCCCCCCCCCCCCCCCCCCCGGGCGG